AAATACGCCGGGTAAAGTGCTTGCCCGTGGGCATTGAATCTATGAGTCCAGAAGCCTGCAATGTACCGCCGATCTCGTTACCGCATTTAAGCTGTAATCCATCGTCAAGGGACCACAGCCACCCCTTTGTGTTCATCGGGTTCGCCGGGATTACATCTTCAAACGCGGCCGCAAGTAAACCGTTGGTTTCAAGAATGGTCTTGATTCGACGTAAAAAATCCTTCGCTATCGACTTCGTGTGAGAAAAAATACACCCGCGTATCATGGGATCACGCAAGGCGTCCTGAATCGTACCAGCTACGGTTATTATCGAACTTTTATAATGATAGCGACTCCATACGTCCAGCGTCTTGTGGCGGTTGTCGTTGACTTCGTTAGCCCTGTCAACCAGCCACGGGTGGTTCATATCACCCCATCCGAGAACGAAGTACATAAGGAAAAATAGGTCGTCCCAACACAGCTTGCGAATCAACTCAATGGCTTTCTTCCAGTCGTTCTTGTCCCGAAAGACGTTCAGGTCGCGGGCGATCTTCTCGTAATTTCTACGGTACTTTGCGCCCTCTACAGGATGGAAGATGAATCCATTCACGCCTTGTTATCCAGAAGTATTCTAGAAATATCGCCCTCGAACACGAAACTCCCGAGGTGGTCAAGCCTTGCCGTCACATCAAGATAAATCTTCCCGCCCATCTTCTTCCAGCGGTTGCAGAACCCGTAATCCTCAGACCAGCCAACACCGTTCTCATCATAAAGGTTCTCGAAAAACGTGTAGGTAAACTCGCGCTCCTTCTCCGAAAGCAAGTGAGAATAGGTCTTGTACTTCATCTCCGGGTAGTGCTGCATCATCTTCTCGAACACGCCGCGCTGGATCATCAAGAATCCGGCCCCTACCCGCTCGACCTCGCAAATCCCATTTATGATGTCGAACCGGCCCTCGGGAAACGTCACGGTATAGTCCTCTTTCATGCACTTCTTCCGATACCCACCGGCAATGACTTCCTTTTCCGAAAGCATCAGTCGTATCACAGACTCGGCCTGAAACCCTATGTCGGCGTCAAGGAACATGAAGTGCGTGTAATCAGTGCCCCTGCCGAGGAAAGCGGCGACGCACTCGTTTCTCGCGCGGCAGACGTTCGACTCGTTCCTAACAAAATACGTGTAAAACTCCACCCCCAAGTGCCAGAACAGGTTCTGCATCTTCAGAAGGCTCGCGGTGTAAACGTCGGTCAGCATCCCGCCGTAGCAGGGGGTTGCAAGCCAGAGCTTCATACCCCGGAGCTTCGCCATCTCGGACGGCGGAAGCGGCATCCCCTGCGATCTTTTTTCGCGCCTCTTGTCTTTACTCACCCGGCTCTACCTTCCTGTGGATATACTTTCCTTCCAGCGGCTTGACGTACTCGTACTTGACGCCAATATAGTTTTCAAGAGAACAAACCCTCGACATCAAGTAATCAACCAAATCCTTCGCCCATGCGTGGTCTTTTTGTAAAATTTTGAACTTCTCGCGCAATTCCTTATCCTTCATGACTTCCTCACTAACCATGAACTACCCAAAGGCTGCACCCCTGGGAACGACTCCTGAACTGCCCTCGCAACACCGGGCCAGTTTATATCATGACCGCCGAAATACCCACCCTGCTTCACCTTCGGCCACCACGCCCGTATGTCAGCAAGCACGTCCTCGTACTCGTGACTCGCGTCGATAAACACACCAACAAGGCTTTCGTCCTTGTAGTCCTTCGCTGCCTCGACGCTCGGCTTCCTCACGGGAACGATATATCCCCCGCGAATCCAGCCATCAACATTCTCGCAAAACTCGGCGTACACATCATGCTGCGCCACATAAAGCTTGTGCTCCTCGCTGCCCTCCCACGTATCAACACAGTACAAAACCAACCCACCGTCCATCAAATCAGACTGCACCGCAAAATACGCCGAACTTCTACCAAGCCAACTCCCAACCTCAACAAAAATGCCTTCTCGCGATTCGTCAATCACCCGCGAGTATATATCCTGAAAATCAAACCAGCCAGGTATCTCATACCACTTCTTCATGATCTATCACCATTACACCCGTACCGTCGTTCAGCCCAAACTCCCAAGTGCATCCCAATATAATAAGTCGATAATAACGATACCATGCGCGCGAGGTAGTCTCCATTGTTCACGAACTCTATCTCAGAACATATTAAAGCGCATACGTTTAAAACAAGCGCAGCCCATCCCAACCTAACCCACATAGTACGTCACCACGCAATGGCATATCCATAGAAGTTGCATCAACCACATGGAATATATGAATCCGTAAAAGACCTGCTCGTCTCTGTCAAATATGTCATAGGTTTTATACACCAAAAACGCAACTCCCGCCACCCACAAAATAACCGTTAAGACGTAAAACAAACTATACCAATGCATCATGCTTGGCCGTCAGTTTTTTTTCTGTATTCATGAGTTGCTTTTTTTTCTGGAATATATACATACGACACACCCAAGAAATCTTCCAGCTTGCTCATTCTTGTAGCAGCCATATTCCCGCGAGCACGCACCATGAACCTAAACTCATCAAGTTCTTTCTTCAACCTAATGACTTCTTCGCGCAACTCCTTATCCTTCATGGTCGCCTCCCACTAGTTCCTTGTAAGCTACAATACCTATGTAACTACCATACGCGGCCGCTACATATATCGTCAATCCAAGCCCTATCAGTGGGTAATATACAGACACTACACGGGCAACAGTCATGGCCACGATAAAAATACCAAAAACCACCCACTCGGATAGCGACATGGGGCAACCGATAGCCCGGAGAACACGCACCACTATCACTTTAAGTTTCTTCATTCTTCACCGTCCACACTGCACTTTTCTTCCCACCACCACCCTCGCCACCGCACGCAATACGAAACTTCCGCACAAACTCACCAGCGTCAAATTCGCCGTCCGACTCCACACGGATAAATAGCCTCCCCGCGTCCTCGTAATACACACACACCGCCTCAATCCCGCGCTTGCCCACCCGATCCGACATCAAGCCCATTATCAGCTTCACGTCCTCCACCGGGCCAATAGCTTCAAGTGGGACGAATACCACCACGGGAAAAACCTCCAAAATTTTCTGCTGGCTCAGTGAGGGGAATCAAGCCCAAACCCCCCGGCCCCATGGACAGGGGGGGGCGTCTCCCGAATCCCAGCCACACGCCGGCCCGCGCTATCCCGCACGCCTACCGTCGAGTAGCACCGTAGCTAGTATCAGTGCGAACAACACTAAACATGCGTATAGTATAAAGGTCATGAGTTATCAGGCCTCATAATCGCGGCTAGGGTTTGGGGCGCCTCCCGTCCCTCACTCACCGCGCACCTCCCGGAACCATCATCCGTATTGGCCTGTCGTCTAGGTCGTCTCCATCCTGGACAGCCTGGGAGGCGTCTATGGTGTACTCAGCGGGGATGTCTACCTGCACCCGGCCAGCGCTATCCTTGACCGGGAAAAACTGGAATATGTTGACGCTCTTCGGGGCCGGTTGATCCGCACCCGTGAGGCGGGCTATACTGTCGTTGATGTCGCGTTGTAGCCTGATCCGCGTCTCCCGCTTGTCAATGCCCTCGCAATCTCGGTATTGCTGCTCGTATCTCGCCAGGATCAGCGGCCGGTATTGGTCTATTTCGGCGGTTGATAGCTTCAGCCGCTGTTTGGCAGTTACCATATACCTGCGTATCTGTCGTGGTTGTACCCCAAATACAGGGGAAAGGGTGGATTGTATCGCGGAAGTGCTATGCCCGGCTACTATCATATCTATTATGCGGGTAATGATTATGTCGGCGTCTGGTCTATTACGGGGCAATTATGACCTCGGATCGCGCGGAATGTCTAGTGTATTGGTAGTATATGGCATGATTATCGGCCCCGGAACCTCTGATTGCGGCGTAATGTGCGCGGCTATCATACCCATCAGGCGCGCGAGAGAGGGAGAATATCCTGAGTGCTGGATATAGTATTGCGCCCAGGCGTCAACATCGCGTACACGCGCGGCCAATCGCTCGGTGGTGGCGCTTATGTCGGTATTATAGGGCGTCACCCCGCCAGCCTCTCGCGTAAGGATATAATAGACTGCCGTAATTGCTCGGCATTAGCAGCGACGTCAATCACGCGCGGACGGTGTATTTCAGGCGCGCGCTCCAGGGTGTCAACGAGTATGTCCATGATCTCGCTGCACCGCCTCGCGGCCCGGTTCAGCCTTTCTTCATATGTATACATTCACGCGCCCGCCATTAGCGTACCAGGCATCCAATAGGCCGCATAATATCCCCCCTCGCGGCGCAGCTCAAGGGCCATACAACACAGGCCGCACACATACAGCCACTCATGCCCACCAGTTGGGCCGGTCTCTACCATACAGCAATACCGTTTCACCCCGCGCCCTAGGTCCGTACCACATCTATCACACGTCATGATGCAATGTACTAAACATCCGTATATATGTCAACAACTTTTTTCCGCGTTTTGCACTTTTTTTTCGTGCCCGGAAAAAATTGCAAAAAATGCTTGACAAATCACGATAGCGTAAGTACAGTATATATCGTAAGACGCAATGGTCTTTGACAACCGACGGGCCGGAGAGTGTGACACACTCGACGCCATTCACGCCACCGACGCCGAGGAATACGGCAGGCGCGGCAAGCGACGGCAAGACGGCCCTAATCAATCTCCACTCTTTCTTCCTGCCCTCCATCGGAGAGGGCAGAATACAAATAGTGGAGTGTGACACATGAATCATGCAGACAGCCGAGAAACTTTTGTTGTGTGCCCGCGCTGCCATGGATATGGCGCGAACCATGCCGACGCGCCCAACACACATTGTCATTTGTGCGGCGGCGACGGTAAAGTGTGGGAAAAAGATGGATATTACCGCCGGAAATACCAACGCAAAGATACGGCGGTTCTGTGGTAGTATTAACGCCTTATGCTCTCCCGTTACGGCGGGATTGCACAAGCCGTTAAATATACATAGGAGAGTGATAATATGAGCACAGAGATAATCAACACTATCGACTACGACTATCCGTCATGTGGAGGCATCCGCGTAGTACGTGGCCGGACACGGTACACGATCGAGCGTGAGAGCAACCGGACCGGCAACCGGACCGGGATCAAGGTCACTATGGCCATTACGCCACAGCGCGACGAGTGGGACGCCACAGACTGGGAGGACGTAATAGAGGCGATCATCCGGGGCGACTACCGCAACATCTACCGTGACAAGCGCATCATATCGCGCGGCTACGTGGTCGAATAGTTAACGCCTTATGGCCGGGCATTATGTGCCCGGACACAAGCCGTTAAAAAAATAGAGAGGTGCAGCAATGAGCAAAAAACAGAAGGGATTTGTGGAGTATGTCAAGCAGCAATACGCAAAACGCGGTATAATCATCGACCGCGTGAAGGTATACGGGCGTACAATCTGTTTGTACGCCGCCGGTGAGATTGTGTACTCTATCGATAGGAGGGCATAAAAAGCTGGGCATGTACTGGAGTATTCGTAAGTAGCACCACCCGCCCGGCGCAGCCCTCGACGAAAGGCGGCCGGGCAAAGCAACAAAAACTATATGGAGGAACTATGAACAAGCCAAAGAGAGTAAGAGTCAATTATCGATTGCGCCCCAATATCAAAGAGAGTGTCGAACAGATAGCCACGGAAACAGGGAAGACAATGACTGAGGTCATCGAGGAAGCCGTGAAACTATACGTTGAATCGATAGCCACGAACCCGGCCGAATAAGCCGGGTTTTTTCTTGTCCAAACCATACGACAGTTTTCAAAGAGAAAGGCAAGGCAAATATACTATACACTTGTTTAGTTGTCAAGCATTTTTTGTGAGTAACCAGAAATAAATTTGCTCAGTTATCCAGCCGGTTAAATAAGCGAATGGCTCATCATTTTCGATTGAGCGTTCCATGTCACAATCGCGGCAAATGTTTGAAACTACATGCTGTATTTCATGCGCGATAGTGGAGTGGTCGGACGGTTCTCCGAAGATCAACTTTTGGCGTATCCACACCACGGAAGAGCCGATGTAGCCACCATAAGAACAGTGTCGAGTGCAGAATAGAGATTCTCCAGTCTCGCCCCAGGATATATTCATGTTCTGCCGCGAGTATCGGTCAATCTCCTTTTCGTCAAGAAGATAGCAGAAATGCACCTTGTGACCGTATGGCTGGACCGTGAAAGAGAATGTGCCTTTACCGCGATATTTCATAGTTTTCCTTCATCGCGCAAAAAAAGCACTCGCGTCGCCACGTATCCAGACGAACACCCGCAGGCCACGGCGATCTGTCGCTGCGTGTTTGTCGGGTAGTATTGTATTATCATTGCGTCAATAGCGGCCTTCGTCTTGTCGTCCATCACTCGCGCGCGGCGGCGCTTGCCCTCGATTGCGGCCTTCCACTCGTCCGGGATGTGAACCGTCATAGGATAGTGGCCTCCACATCCAACCCCGGAAACTCTGCCATTCTCCAATCCCATGAAAACCTCCCGCTGTCGTAAATGTCAAACCAGACTATACCAAGATCGACCAGCCCTTCGCACTCGCGCACCCCGAAAATAGTGTGATAGCACAGGGCCGGGAGTGTAACCCCAACCCACGACGGACCACCGGCGTAATTGAAGTAGTGGACGTGCCCGCGCAAAATGATGTTTGAGAGCGGGTGTTTGGCCTTCTCGGTGTGCCACATCACGTTCCACATCCTGGCCCTTGATATTGCGGTGTGCCGTCCGTGCGGTATCTGTGAGGCCCCGATTTTGTGCTTCGCGTCGATCACGCACCCGTTCACATTATAGAACCCGTGACCCTCAATCTTGATGTCCTTGCAGCGCGAAAAGTCGGGTATGATCGATTCAAAGTCATCCTCCTTTCCGACGTGATAGCGGGTTCCATAGACCATTCTCACTTTCGCGGCCTCTGTCTCATCTATGAAACGCGCAAGCATCCGGCATTGCTCAACGCGGTCGGTCGTCAGCTGCTCCACTCCTCCAGACTTCTCGCCCTTACCGTCTATGGCATCGCCTGTCATAAGCAAGATGTCAATCGGCTTGAGTCTTTCGATGGTGTCAGCAGCGAAGCCCCACAAATCCCGCTGGTACTCGCCTATGTCGCGCTGAAGGCGGTCGCCAGAGTCCTTCCCAAACCACCATTCGGGAGGAGTAAGTCCGTAATGATGGCCGCTGTGCGTGTCTGAGCATACCATCACGCGCTTGAAGTTCCTCAATTACGCCTCCTTGATCTTGTATGTTTTGCGCTCGCGGAACTCCTCGCGCTTGCCGTTGTTCCACTGACTTAATGGGCGAATATAGCCCACGCAACGCGAGTACACTTCGCACGGAATGCGCCGACTTTCAGCACGCGAGGCGTTGATGTCCATCGCCACAATCTCAATCGCGGACTGACGGGAGATTCCGATTTTATCCATGAGTTCGGTGACTTTAGCGTTCATTGATCCTCCTTGCTATTTCAATAGCGGCTTCTGCAACTTTTTCGGGTGAATTGGCAAATACCACAATTTCGCCATTATTATATCGCACCCATATCTTACCACGAGACGGACCACTCTCTTTTTCAAACGCCTTAACATAGGCACCAAAAAGTTTATAGAGTTTAACCGCAAGACGTTCAAGCTTCATCTCTCCTCCTTATTGCGGCGTATTCGCCATAGTTCATCATGCTAAGTATAACATGTATACGCTTTCAGCGGTATAAACAAGTTTATGCATATCATATTCTCGCAAATAAACAAGTCGCCCATACCCCAAGTTGGCTGTCATCATAATGTTTCTCCTCCGTTTTTACCGCTATACCAGTAACATCGTAATATATCATGTACATAATGTCAAGAATATATCAGAATACTATCGCGATTGCCGGTATAGCAGTATTATTCATTGCTTTCTGCGCTTTCACCGTTTGGTGAAAATGGCTTCTTGAAGCATTCCGGCGGATCAACAAATCTGGCCACTGGAATACCGGCAGCCTTAGCAGCGCGTCTCACATTGAGCGTAAGCGCACGATCGCACGTATTGCCGTTGACGCAACCTTTGTAGAACCCGCAAAACGTCATGTCTCGATAACTCATAATTCCTCCTCGTGAATTTGCACAGCCCCCATGAACTGAGCAAGAGCCATCATGTACCTGACGATCGCGTGGGCCAAGTGGTAGCGGCCGCTTTCTTCCTCGCGCTCGCGGCCACCTGTTTCAAAGTCCCATATATGCATGTGGGCGCGAATCATGTGGATGTGAGGAAAAACCTTCTTCCACTCCTCGCCGGGATGCTTTTCTTCGCCGTGGTCGAGCACAGCCACACACTCGTCAATCACGGCGGCGGGGATGTAGTGGAGCAGCCGATCATCAACAGAGATGCGGTATCTCCACATGGCTATCTCATCGCGCAATGCCTGATTCTCGCTTTCGAGCATGATCTCGCGGTCGGTCATATCGTAGCCCCATCTCTGATGGCGTATTGACTAAGGAAATTTGGGAATGTTTTTGCATTGAGGTAAACAATCCGAACCGGCTTCTGTAAAGCGAAGGCCATTCCTAAATCGAAAATAGTTCCGATTGACCGCTGATCCCATATTACATGGATTTCGTCGGCCCATTTTATTTTATCTCTATTATACCCGCACACCTGTAATTCGTTCATGCCATCAAAATCGTCGAATGCCGGGAGTGAAACAGTATATCCGTTCGATTCGAGTTCTGATTTATGATTTTGCATCCGCTGTTGGTAGGACGTGGACCCTATGATTGTAATTTTCATACATATTGCTCCCACATTATAGATTTGAATATCGCCTTATGGTTGACCCACCGGCAAAAGTCTTTTTGCTCGCGCGTCGGCGGAGTTCCTTTTTTGTCGCGGAACGCCTGCGCGAACGGGTCAACATTTATCGCCCTTAGTGACTCAACACGAACTAGTGCGCTGTCAATGTCGGTGACAAGTACATAGCAAAAATACCGTTGCGGAGTAACCCCGGCGGCGCGTAATAATTTCACCGCAGATTTTACTCGTGGCAACATTGCCAGAGAATCACAAGCCATACGCAGCGGGGCCAACCACTTCACGCGCGACAATAATTTCGCTATCGGAGCATCGATAAGCCTCGCGTCTAATCCCTGATTAAAGTCAACACGTATGCCGCGCCGTGCTATTTGCTCAATCTGTTTAATGCCGTGATCCGACGCTAATACATTGTTATCCATGAGCACGGCAGATTTCATCCCATCCAGAAATTCATCGATCTCTGCATGTGGACGGATGTCGCCCTCCTTGTCTGGCACGAAACACCATGAACATTTATTCGGGCATCCGCGCGTTAAAAAACCGTATGCGCTGGTACAGTGGTATAGTTCATAATCTGGACAGGCGTGCTCGATCTCGTCCGGTAGGGTATTAAAATTATATCCCGTACCACCACGTTTTGTGTCGCGCGTAGCATAGCAGTATTCATCATCGGCAGACCATGAAAAAATCTTGCTTGCGTATAGAACATCGTATTGCCCGAACATATCGGCGAACTCGACGCTATGGCCACAATTCTTATGCCATGCTGATAATTTCATGAGCGCAAGATTCGGATAATTATGGCCATCCACATCGACAAGACCGATGTTCATATCGTCGCCCCCCACGCGACAAGAGCGGCAATC